AATGGATAGTATGATACCACTATATCATTCTGATCTATTCATTAAAGAAAATGTTGGAACTGAAGGTAGAACAGCTTTTAGCAGTTTTAAGCCCGGTCAAGTAAAAGGAACTACTAGATATGCAGTAGGCACAGCATCCAGCAAAACACAACCTACAACTGGCATAGTAGCTGGAATAAAAGATTCTGTAACTGGTCTTACAAATCAAGACCAAAGAACTCTTACAAAATTTGGCACAACAATAGCTATGACACAAGATTTGTATGATGAAATTATTGGAGACAGATTCGGTTCAGATAGACAACAAATGCTTGACCAAATATTTGAAGTTCAAAAAGGTTTAGATGCTAAAGATGGTTATAGTAAAGATGTTGATAATAGAATGGCTGAAAATTTAGCTAAACAATATGGAATAGAATACAAAGGTCAAAGTTATGCTCAACTAACAGCAATAGATGTTCCTGATGCTGTGGAAAAGGCTTTAGAAGAAGAAGAAGCTGCTAAAAAACCAGACGCAAAAACAAAACAAGAAGAAGCTGCAATAGCTGCTGGTGAACAGAGAAAACAAGAAGCCATTGCTGCTGCTGCTAATCTTCCTGCAGGTTATAAAATTAGCGTATCCGGTAAAAGTGCTGCTCAAATTCGTAAAGAGGTTGGTGAAAAACTAACCCAGAAAAAACAAGATGATGCTCGTAGACAAAGAGAAGAGGCATCAAGACGAGCAAAAAGTTCTGGAAGTGGTTTTGATTATGACTCAGGTCCAGATGCATTTGGTGGTACAGGACAGTCTAGTGGCACAGATTTTGGTGGCACAGGATATGAATCTGACACGGGTGAAGCAATGGTTGCTGAAGGTGGTTTAATTAAAAAAACTAAACTTGCCCAACAGATGAAGCAAAGTGGGTTAGCTTCTAAAAAATAATCCACATATCAATGGCTACCTAACCCCCCAACACTGGCTACGGTTAGCCCCATAAGGAGAAAAGAAATGGCTGAAGCAGCTATTATGGCAGAAGAAATGCAACCAGAAAAGAAAGTTGCATTTGCAAATCGTAAATACACAAACGAAGAAAAACGTAAACGTGAAGAAGAAGAACTGGAACAGCTTATAAAAGAAAATGCAGGTGAGGCAGAAGAACCTGTAGAACAAGAAGCTGAACCTACAAATGCAGAAGAGAAAACATTTAAAAAGCGTTACTCTGATTTACGTAGGCATCAGCAAAAGCAAGCTGAAGAATTTAAAAAAGAGATTGATGATTTAAAGCGTCAGCTTTCTGTTGCAGCACAAAAAGAAATGAAGCTGCCTAAGTCAGATGAAGACATAGAAAAATGGGCAGAAGAATTTCCAGATGTAGCACAAATTGTAGAAACAATTGCTATGAAGAAAGCAGCAGAGCAAGCAAGTCTGCTTGAAGACAGAGTAAAAGCAATTGACGAAATGCAACAGTCAGCTACAAAAGAAAAAGCTGAAGCTGAATTAATGAGATTACATCCTGACTTTGGAGATATTCGTGATAGCGATGATTTTCATGATTGGGCTGATGAGCAGCCTAAATGGGTACAGGATGCATTGTATGAAAATGATAATGATGCACGGTCAGCAGCACGAGCTATTGACCTGTACAAAGCAGATAAGGGAATAAAAGGTGAGAAGAAGTCTAAGAAAGATAAAGGTGCTGCTGAAGCGGTGTCCACTAAAGGCAATAGAAGCGCACCTCAAACAGACGAATCTTCCACTTATCTAACAGAGTCTCAGGTTCAGGCAATGTCACCTAAAGAATATGAGAAACGCTCTGACGAAATTATGGAAGCTATCCGCACAGGAAAGTTTATCTATGATATGTCTGGTTCTGCCAGATAAAAAAAGTGTTGACAAATAGTTATTTTTCAGTATAACTATATGTAACCAAGTGTGGATGTATAGCGCAATATGTCCACACATAACAGCAAACAAGCACAGCTTACGGATTACCTGACGAATTTGGCCTGTTGAATAGTAGGGCGGCCACCTTACTAGAATACACACCCAAATAAATTAGCCCCTAATTAGTTTGGTGAGTTTGCATCTGTAGAAAAATGCTAAACTAGGAGATTATATCATGGCATTTACATCCGCTGCCGGGTATGGTAATCTTCCTAACGGTAATTTTTCGCCCGTAATTTACAGCAAACAGGTGCAACTTGCTTTTCGCAAGGCATCTATTGTTGAAGCTATCACCAATAATGACTACTTTGGTGAAATTGCACAAATGGGTGATTCCGTTAAGATTATCAAGGAACCCGAAATTACAGTTAAGGCATATGAGCGTGGTACTACTATCACTCCTCAAGACCTTGACGATGAAGATTTCAACCTGACAATTGACAAAGCTAACTACTTTGCATTTAAGGTTGATGACATTGAAGAGGCTCACAGCCACGTAAACTTCCAATCTTTGGCAAGTGACCGTGCTGCGTACCGTCTTGCTGACCAGTTTGACCAAGACGTTCTTGGTTACTTGTCAGGTTTTACACAGTCAGCTATTCATGGAGCAGCTAATACTGTTAACACAACTGTTAACGGTGCTAAAGCTGTTTCAACAGCCTCTGATGGTGCAAACCTCGTAGGTGCGGAACTGCTGGCTTCTATGTCACTGGACGCATCTGACTTCACCGCTGAAGACGGAAGTGCTGGCTCTGCCAATAACTGTATTGGTATTAAAGCCCGTGCGCCGGGTCAAACAACTGTGACAATGCACGCATCAACTGGCGGTCTTGCCAGCCCACTGCAAATCATTGCACGTATGTCACGTCTGATGGACCAACAAAATGTTGATACCCAAGGACGCTGGCTTGTTCTTGACCCTGTTTTCATTGAAGTTCTAAAGGATGAGGACTCACGTCTTCTGAACTCTGACTTTGGTGGTTCTGGTCTTCAGAATGGTCTTGTCGTAAATAACCTCCACGGTTTCCAAGTTTATCAATCTAACAACCTGCCGTCTCTGGGTACTGGCTCAGGCACTACAGGTGGTCCGAATACGACAAACTTGGGCATCATCGTGGCTGGTCATTCTTCTGCTGTTGCAACTGCAGAGCAGATTAATAAGACTGAAACTTACCGTGACCCTGACAGCTTTGCTGACATTGTTCGTGGTATGCACTTGTATGGTCGCAAGATTCTTCGTCCTGAAGCAATCGCTACTGCGGCATACTGTTTAGCATAAGGGAGGGCTGAGAAATGGCTGCAACAACAACCTTGTTGGCAACAACCAATAGTACTCACGGTCCTACTTATGGCGTGAGTTCACGTGTAAAACCTTATTTGGTTGAGCAAACAATTGATTTCTCTGACCAGAATATTGATGCAAATGGTAGCACCATTGAATGTGTTGATATTCCTGCAAACTGCGTTTGTATGTTTGCTGGTATTGAGGTAACAACTGCTCTTACCAATACTGCTTCAGATGCTACTGTGGATTTAGGTCCAAAAAGTGGTGACACTGATGCGTGGGTAGATGGGTTTGACATTGACGGTGCATCTGCAGGTACATACGCAACTGTACTTGTAGCTACCGCAAACCCACAGGTACATGATGGGGCTGACCCACTCAAACTGACTTTTGCAGGAACTGCAGGTACAATTAGCGCAGGTGTGCTACGTGTATTTGCAGTTGTTATGCCTGTCGGTGGTTTGGATAAAGCTACAGATGTAGACCGTGACACACTTGCATAAATAATGTGATGGGGCAGGGCAACTTGCCCCTCACTTTCTCTAAGGGAAAAACATGGCATACGATTTTCTTGGTCTAGTAAATGATGTAAACAGACGGCTGAATGAGGTAGAACTCACTTCAGCTAATTTTGCAACTGCAACAGGATTTTACTCACAGGCTAAAGATGCAGTAAACGCTTCCATAAGATATTTAAATCAGTCAGAATATAACTGGCCTTTTAACCATGTAACGCAAACAACTACATTAGTAGCTAACACTAGCCGTTATGCATTTCCTACAGATGCTAAAGTTATTAATTTTAAAACATTTAGAATAAAAGAAAATACTACACTTGGTAATGCTACTACTAGATTAAGTGAAGTAGCTTATGAAGAATATTTAGATAAGTATGTACAGCAAGAGTATAACTCAACTTCTAATCAAGGTGTTCCTATTTATGTTATACAAGCACCTGACTTAGAATACATATTATCACCAGAACCAAATAAAGCATATGAAGTAGTATACGAGTATTACACTTTTCCTACCGACTTATCTGGGGCAACAGATACAACAAATATACCAGAACGCTTTAGACACATTATTATAGATGGTGCTATGTACCACGCATATATGTTTAGAAGTAACTCGCAAGCGGCTACAATAGCAAAACAAAAATTTGATGAGGGTATTAAACATATGCGTTCACAACTGATAAATCGTACACCTTATGTGCGTTCCTATATGATTACTCGTAATACAGGTGGAGCAAACACAGGTCTTAATTTATAAGGGCTAACACGATGGATGCATGGCAAACCTATCCTGTTGAGTTTCGTGGTGGTCTGATAACAAACTTATCTCCCCTTCAGCAAGGTATAAATGCACCGGGAAGTGCAAGAATACTAAGAAACTTTGAACCATCAGTAGAAGGTGGTTATAGAAGAATAGAAGGGTTTACAAAGTTTGATAGTGCTATTATACCACCCTATGGTGCGCCAGTAGTTCACGGTGCTAGTCAAACAGGAACTACACTTATTATAGCTGCCTGTCACACAACACCTGTTGCAGGTGATACATTTCAAGTAACAGGTGTTTCAGGAACTTCTTCAGTAGGGAGCATATCACCAGCCGATGTCATGGGGGTAACAGGAGTAAGCACTGCATCTTCAGTAGGTTCTGTAAACATATCTCTTGCAGTTTTTCAAAATGTAACAGGAGTAAGTGCTACATCTTCAGTAGG